ATGATGACTTTCTCAGATCCCATGATGTTTTCCGAGATCGAGCGGACACTCGAACATGACACAGCCGAATATCTTGGCGAGAGCAAGCAGACGCTACCCCGCTTCGACCTAGACCTGCTCGACGGGGCACCGCCACCCGATCGCAAGTGGGTGCTGCCAGGCTTCATCCCCTGCGGAGAGATAACGCTCTTCACTGGCCCAGGCGGCGCAGGCAAGAGCCTCTTCGCTCAGCAACTTGCGACCGCCCTAGCAGGTGGCGTTTCGTTCCTTGGCCTAAGTGCTTCCAGTCAGAAAACGACTGTTCTTTATGCAACAGCGGAAGATGACGAATGCGAACTGCACCGGCGCGAACGCAACGTTATGCGCGCTCTCGACCTCGACCGTGCGGACCTTGGCGATCGTCTAGGCCTAATCAGCCTTCGCGGCAGGATCGGCAACGAGCTGGTGACATTCGATCACGATGGCAAACTAAAACACAGCGAGACTTTCAAGCTGCTGCGCAACACGGTTGAGGTGACAGGGGCAAACCTCCTAATCCTCGACAACCTGGCGCACCTGTTCGCTGGCAATGAGAACGATCGCGGGCAGGTCACTGCCTTTGTGAATGCTCTCTATTCGCTGGTGCGCAACCAGGGCGTTACGATCCTACTGCTAGGACACCCGAACAAGAGCGGTGACTCCTATTCCGGTTCTACGGCGTGGCTCAATGCCGTGCGGTCGCAGATCGAGATCAACCGCGTGCAGGACGGCGAAAGCAACGTGCTCGACCCGGACGCCCGCGTGCTGACTTTGGGCAAGGCGAACTATGCACGGGCCGGTGCGCAACAGGCATTCCGTTGGCACGAATTCGCGTTCGTCCTGGAGGAAGACCTGCCGAGCGATGCGCGGGCCGAACTAGCCGAAGCGCAAAAGGCCGCTGCCGAGAACGAAGCCTATCTTCGTTGCCTTGCCGCCGCGACCGATCGCAAGCGGGCCGTCTCGCATCATCCTGGCGTGAATTATTATGCATCGACCTTCACCAAGATGCCGGAAGGCCGGGGCAATACGAAAGCGGCATTCGAACGAGCGTTCGAGCGGCTGCTGGCGCTGGGCGCGATCGAGCTAGATGCGAAGCTTTGGAAGCGTGAAAACCGGACCTACAAATACGGCATTCGGGCTGTTGATAACCCTGCGGAAAAGTGCACCGACCAAGCGCACCGACCCCTGCACCAACCCCCTGCACCGACCCGCACCGACCCATCCGTAAACCCTGCACGCACCGACCCCCCTATACCTAAAGGTATACCGGGCGCGGCCACTAAGGCCGCCACGCCCGATCAGGATAAGGACTGCCCTGCCTGTGATGGCATCGGCTGCCACTGGTGCGAACAATGAGCGACCTGATGGCCAGGGTGGAGGCAATGACACCTGAGCAACGGGAAGGCGCGATCGAAGTGCTCGATGCGCTGACCCGTCCCCTAACCGTGCGGGAGATCGAAACCTTCCTTCGGAAAGGCGGCGTCTCCCGATCACGAGCAATCAAGATCGCAGGCACCGTGAAGCATTGGCACATCGTTGCGCTGATGGGGCCGGAAGGAAACAAGAATGGCTAACTGGCCCTACAACACCGCCGCATGGCAGCGGCTGCGCAAAGCAAAGCTGAGCCGCGACCCGCTATGCGAAGACTGCCAGGCTATGGGCAGGATCACCCCTGCCAACCACGTGGACCACTGCCACGCAATCAACGACGGGGGCGATGCCTTCCCCCCACTCGATGAGCTGTCCAGCAAGTGTGCATCATGTCACTCGGCCAAGACGGCACGCGGGGCAGAGGCAGGTGCGGTTCGATCGAATAAGCCACGGCGTGGATGCGATGCGAACGGCAACCCGCTCGACAGCAACCACGCATGGGCGGACAAAGTGCCGCATTCTGCTGCGGTTTCGGGAGGAAAATCGCTCAGAGCTGACGCCAAAGGACCGCCGCGGAACTACAATTTTGAGTTAGTTTTGGGAGGGCCGACCGATGGGCGCTAGAGGTCCAGGCGCGCGCCCGAAGCGAGCAGCAATTCCAATGGCGCAATCTGACGCACTGGAATTTCATCCTTGGGAAGCTGGCGGCTTAACCCGTGCCGAGCGCGTGATCGCGTTCATCGAATCCCTGCCGATCACAAAAGGCTATGGCGCTGGCGAGCGCGTGAAGCTCCTGCCGTTCCAGCGGGAATGGATCGAAGCTGTCTACGCCACCGACGAACACGGCAATCGGCGCGTTCGCACGGGCCTGATGTCGGTCGCCCGTGGCCAAGGCAAGACCGTCCTGGCAGCATTGCTGACCCTCTGCCACCTATGCGGACCGGAAGCCGAGCAACGCGGCGAATGCTACTCGGCAGCGGCGACGAAAGAACAGGCAAGCTTGATCTTCGCTGAGATGGAAGCGGTCATTCTCGAAACGCCCTGGATGGACGAGCGGCTCAACATCCAGCAGTTCCGCAACAAGATCGAAGACAGCGTTACCGGCAGTAAGTATCGGGCGCTGGCCAGCGATGGCAAGGCGGTCCACGGCACCGCGTCCAGCTTCATTGTCTGCGATGAATTGGCGCAATGGAAGAAGCGCGAACTGTTCGACGTGCTGCGAACCTCGATGGGCAAGCGCAAGGAACCCCTGATGCTGGCGATCGGCACGCAATCGCCGCACCCGGAAAACATCATGTCCGAACTGGTGGATGAAGCGAACCGGATCAATTCCGGCGAAGTCGAAGATCCATCGTTCCACGGCGTAGTGTATGCGGTCCCGGAGGATGCCGACCCTTACGACCCGGACAACTGGCCACTGGCGAACCCCGCGATCGGCGTGTTCGTATCGGCAGAGCAGATCGCCGACGAAGCGAAGCGGGCGCAGCGGATGCCGACCTTCGAACCGGCATTTTTGAACCTGCACTGCAATATGCGCGTAGATGCTGAGCCTAAAGCGATCAACCCGAAGGAATGGGACGCGTGCGGCGCTCCCGTCGATCCTGAGGCTCTTCGCGGGCAGCGGTGCTATGGTGGACTCGACCTTTCCAGCACGCGCGATCTATCGGCGCTAGTGCTCTACTTCCCGGACAGCGGCGCGGTCCTGCCGTTCTTCTGGTGCCCTAAGGCTGGCCTGGCGCTCAAGGAAGAACAGGACCGCGTGCCGTATCGCACTTGGGCGAAGCAGGGCTTCATTGAACCGACACCCGGCAAGGCGATCGACAAGCGGTATATCGCGCATCGACTAGCCGAGATTGTCTCGAGTTATGACGTTCGCGCTATTGCCTTCGATCGCCACGCCATTGAGGACTTAACGGTCATTCTCGATGGCGAGGGCGTATCGGTGCCGCTGGAATCATGGGGGCAGGGCTTTGTAAGCATGGCTCCCGCGATCGACGCATTCGAAACGCGGCTGCTGGAAGGCGAACTAGCGCACGGGATGCACCCCGTTCTGCGCTGGAACGCTTCCAACTTGATCTTCGACACAGATAGCGCGGGCAACCGCAAACCGAACAAGGCACGTTCGATCGACCGCATTGACGGCTGCGCTGCTTTGATCATGGCCTGTGGCATCGCCGCTAAAGGCGAGGAAGAAATTGCTGAGCCTAACTTAGCCTGGATCTAGGAAGACACCTGCGGAAGTTTGACAAGCTGAAAAAGGTGTGTAAGTTACGCCATATCAGCAAGACAAGGAGGTTGAGCTATGGGCGAGCTAGTTTACATTGACGACATGGCAGCAAAGAAAACTGAGCGATTGCAGATCGTCCTGTCACCGGATGATTTGTCGAACCTAGACGAATGGCGGCGACTGCAAGCTGATTTGCCGAACCGCAGTGAAGCCGTGCGACGGTTGATTGGCTTCAAGGCACCGACGGCGGAATGGGAACGGTTGCTTGAGCACGCAAACGAGATCGACACAGAGGCCTTGCCAGATAGCCGCAAACGCCTCCTGATCGGGAGGGCGATTGCTAAAGGCATTGTCGCAATGAGCGAGCAAACCCATCCGCCATACTCAGACATGGCGGCGCTATGGGCGATTTTAACCAAAGATTACCCAAGCGAAGCATGGATGGCAGTTATGCCGCCCGCGCTCAGTGACCTTTTCGATCAAGCATAAACGGGAATCGAGCGGCGGCTACCGCTCGACCCCCTAACCGCAACATGCTTTCTAGGAGCAATGTCATGGCTACAGCCTACCTACGGGCGGAATCCGCGCCCGTCATCCTTCCCAAACATTTTTCCCAAGCCGCTGCCGTCACGGCGCAGTTTGATCGCGACACGATCGCTTCCGCTATCGACGTTCTAATCGAACTGCTCGACATGATTGATGGCGACCCCGAAGCTGAAGACGACGATCCTGCGGGCGGGGCAATCGAGGATGAACCGCACGATCCCGAAGGCGATTACGACGCAGCGGAACTCATTCGCGGCGGCGGCAGTGCAGAAGGAGAGGCAGCATGATCTATCTAGCAACAGGCTGGCCGGAGTTTCGGCAGGACGGCGACCTTACCCACCTGACAATCCCGTCCGGGAACGGAAGCGGCGTGCAGGTGGCACTAACGAGAAATCAGCTCACTAAGCTGGCTATGTCTGCGCGCAACGCGATGGAAGAGGCCTACAACACCCCACAACCGGACATCGCCCAAGTGACGCCCTTTCGCCGCTCTGGCGGAACGTAAGGGGAACTTATCAACAGGTTTCCGCCGCGAAAAACACCTCCGGTAAATTTACCGCTTGAAATCCGGTAAGTTTACCGCTATGTCTCCGGTAATGCTACTGGAGGATTTGATGAAGCCTGACGACTTTGACCCCTTCGCGCCGATGTTTGGTCAGCCGGATGCGGTCGGACTGACACAGGCCGACAATGACACCATCGATAATTGGGTGCGCTACAAGCATGTGGTTCCAGTTCGCGTTGGAAAACGACGGATGTTTAGCTTCGTCGATCTTCTGATCATCGACTTGATCCACATGCTCCAGCGCAACTTCCGTGCCGAAATCCACGTCAGCGCGCATATCGCGAAGGACGCGGCGAAGCAGTATTTCGACCTAATCGATGAAGACCGCGCCGCGATTCAAAGGGGAGAGGCTTGGCATTCGCCCCTGAGCCGTGAGGACATTCACGTTAGCCTAACTCGTGAAGACGACGGAACTCTTCGGGCAATCGGGCGCGAGGATCGCAACGAAGATAGCGTGATGGTTGTGCTGCCGGTTCGAATGATTGGCCGCCGCCTACTCTGCAACCTCGAAAAATGGTCGAACGAATGATCGAACTCTGCCCTTCGACCGGGCTTGCCATGCCAGGCGCTGGCGAAGGTGACATGCCAGGCGCTGTCACCAGGTCGAACATTTGCCGTCATCGTCGCGAGACAGACGACAATCTCAGCGCGGGGGCATCGTGCCCCCGCCAGTTAGAGGAATAAAGCACATGACCACTGCCGAACTACAAGAGCAGCGGGCGGCCATTGTGGACCGCATGACCACCGCTCACACTACCGATAACGACACGGCTTTTACGGAGGCTGAAACCGAGCTTCGCGCGATCGACGGCAAGCTTGATCGTCAGCGCAAGATTGACGACGCGGAACGCCGCGAAAGCGGAACGCCGCTCCACGGTGCACGCGGCGAATTTGCCGAGCTACGCAATCAGAACCTGATTGAGACGCTGCGCTACGGCGCTGGCATGGCGGTCAACGATCGCGCCAAGGTCGAGCGGGAACAGGCAATGCTTGCCGAACGCGCTGGCGGACCTGCCAAGGGCGTCTTCGTGGCGACTGAGCTGTTCGAGAAACGCGCGGCGGACATGACCACCGGCAGCGCATCTACGATCGCGCCCGACAATTTCCGGCCGGACCTCTTCACTTCGGCGCTGACGAACACGTCGATCGTTTCGCGGCTGGGCGCAACTACGCTCACCGGCCTGACCGGCGACGTGGTTATTCCGCGTGAAACCGACTCTCCGAACGTTGGCTGGGTTGCCGAAGATCAAGCGCTTTCGACCGATGGTGCCAGCTTTGACTCGCTCACGCTGACCCCGCATCACGTTGGCGTCATCACCGAGCTTTCGCGTCAGCTGCTCCAGCAATCGTCCCCTGCGGTCGAACAACTGGTGCGGAATATGATGAGCCGCAATGTGGCGCTCGAAATCGACCGTGCGGCAATCGCTGGCAGCGGCACCGGTGCAGAACCGCTTGGCCTTATCAACGACCCGAACGTTCCGACCGTGCCGTTCGCGACCGACCTGTTCACCACTACGGCGGACATGATCGCTGCGGCGGATGTTGCGAACATCGGTGACAGCCGAGCTTTCCTCTCGACCAACGGCGTCCGGGCGGCTGCGATGAAGCTGCGCGACACCACCGAGCGACCGATCGCGATCAGCGAGACGTTCCACGGCGAGGCTGCCTACTTCACGAACCAGGCACCGACTAACCTGGGCGTCGATGAAGACGAAGCTGGTCTTGTTTATGGCGACTGGTCTGACCTGCTCATCGGCATCTGGTCGCAGCTCGACATTCTGGTCAATCCGTATGCGGAAACTGCCTATTCGAAGGGCAACATCCTTCTGCGTGCGATGGCCAGCGTAGACTTCGGCGTTCGCCGTCCGGCTTCGTTCGTCGCAGCTACGGGAGTGGCCAGCTAATGAGTGCGGCGGCTAACCTTGAACGGCGTTTCGCCACAGACCTGCGGAGTTCAGGGCGCAGACTGGAGGGTTATGCCGCCACCTTCGCCCATGAGGCGAACCTTGGGGCATTCCGGGAGCGCATTTCCTTGGGCGCTTTCCGGGATGCCCTTTCCGGCGACGTGCTGGCCTTGCTCGACCACGATCCTGGCAAAGTGCTGGGCAGGACGCGCACCGGTACCCTAGAGCTTCGCGAAGACGATAAGGGCTTGGCATTCTCGCTCGACGTTCCCGACACTGCTGCGGGCCGTGACGTGCTCACATTGGCAGCGCGCGGCGACCTGGGCGGGATGTCCTTCGGCTTCCTTGTGCCCGAAGGCGGCGAAAGCTGGGATGGCGACACCCGCACGCTTAGCAAGATCGACCTGCGCGAGATCAGCATCGTAAGCGCATGGCCGGCGTATGAAGGAACAGAGGTCGCCTTGCGTTCCCGCAGGGTCGCACACGGGCACGCAAGACGTGAACGGGCTATCAGGCTTGCGGAGGCGCGGCAATGGGCATGATCGACCGAATCGCATTGCTGGCGGGCTTTGAGCGCCGTTCCGACACTTCGCCGCTAGATCCCAGCTGGCAGGCCCTCGCTCCGATGACCGGTTACTATTCCGGCCTGAGCGCAAGGGCGGCAGAAAATCTTTCCACCGTGCTGGCCTGCACCGGCGCGATTGCTACCGCTTTGGCCTACGTTCCGGCTCGCGTGTATGCCCAAGCAGGTGCCGATCGCGTGGAGAAAGTTGGGCACCCGCTTGGAAAGTTGATCCGCTACGGCTTCAATCCCGCCATGACGTGGTGCGATGGCATAGAACACTTGGTGGCTGACACCCTGCTGACCGGCAACGGCCTGCTCGAGATCGAGCGGAACGGCAACGGCCAATGCTCCGCGCTCTACTACCACCCCTGGGGCATGGTGACGGTTCAAGAGCTAGCAAGTGGGCGGCTGGCCTATGACGTAAGCAACGGTAAAGGTGTATCGCGCCGACTGCTCGAAGGGGAAGTGATCCACCTTCGCGACCGGACCAATGACGGCAAGATCGGTATCTCTCGGCTTTCCCGATCGGCAGACACGGTTACAAGCGTTGATCTCGCTAACCGCCACGCGTCGCAATTCCTTGCCAACGGGGCCAACCCTTCCGGCGTGCTCGAAAGCGCGTCGCAATTGTCATCCGAACAAACAAAGAACCTTCGCGAGCAGTTCGACGAGAGGTTTTCCGGCGCTCGCAACGCTGGGCGCGCCCTAATCCTTGGGGGCGGACTTTCGTGGAAGCCAGCGCAGATTTCACCCGAGGATGCCGAGCTGCTGGAAACGCGCCGCTTCGGTGTCGAAGAGATTGCACGGCTGTTCCAGGTGCCGCCGCCGATCATCGGTGACTACACCCACAACACCTTTACGAATTCCGAGACGGCGGGGCGTTGGTTCGCAACCTTCTGCCTGGCACCCTGGGCGCGGAAGATCGAAGCGGAATTCTCTCGGTCGCTGTTCCCGATCGGGTCGCCCTACGAACTCGAATTGGATCTTTCCGGCTTTCTGCGCGGCGATCCCGAAACGCGCTGGAATGCGCACAAGATCGCGCTCGATACGGGCGTGCTCGACGCCGATGAAGTGCGCCAGGTCGAAGGCTGGAACCCGCGAAAGCAGGCGGCAGCATGAGCAAGGCTCTCGGCACGATAGGAAAGATCGCGGGCGTTGTGGCGCTCACCCTGACGATCCCCGGCGTTGGCGGCGCTCTAGGCCTATCAGCCGCCGCCACAGCCAAGATCGGCGCGCTGGCGACCTCTCCAGCTACCCACACAGCTATCAGCTTGAAGGAATTGAGCCATGACGCTCCAGAACGGAATGGTGCACGGCAACAAGGTGTATCTCTGGACGGATACGATGGTGCTCGACGGGGACACCTGCGAGGTGCTGGGCGCAATGCCGAAAGGCTTCTACGGCTTGAACCACCCGTTCGCGGGCACGGTATCGAACATCGGGGCACCTCCTCGCTCTCTGCTAGAGGCGATCGGGCACGGCAAGACTTCAACGGAAGACGAACTAGTGCAGACGGCGCAGCTGGCGCTGATGGACTATTGCGCCGATGGTTCGACCGCTCGGCTGCTCTTGGGCTGCTGCTTCACCGAGCCGCGTCTCTATTACATCGCGGGGGATGACATGAACGGGATGCCCTTCGCCGCCTACACGGTCGCTCAATACCTCTCTCCACAGCACCAGAACTCGACCGAAGCAGTGGCGTTCGCTCGAATGCCTTCCGTGATCGCAGATCAGGCGACCGGACAATACTTGCCGCAAGGTCATCTTGGCAACCTAGGCAAACGCCAGACCGTTGGCGGAACGATCGTGCAGATCGAGGTGTCGCGCGACGGCGTAACTGAACGGGAACTGGTGCTCCGGGGCAAAGCTGGTCGCGCCTTAAAGCGGATCATGGCGGGCGTGGAGGCGCGAGCCGCATAACTATGGCCGGACGCAAAGCCCTTATCCCGAAAGACGACCTGAACCGCATGGCAAGTGTCTGTGCGGCTCAGAATGTCGTGATCGAAGGGGAATACGGAGGCTTTCGCTTCACTATGTCGCCAGCGAAGGCCGATGCCTTTTTAGCACGCAATGACGACCTGGACGACCGGATTGCGAAGGGAGAGGGCTTTTGAAAAGCGGCTATAAATACGTCACCTCGACCCGCATCAAAGGCAAGCTTTATTGGCGCTTCCGTCGTCGCGGCTATCCGATGCACTACTTCAGGGCACCGCTGGGAAGCAAAGCTTTCGAGCGCGAATATGCCGAATGCCTGGGGCAAGAGAAGCCTTCGATCGGCGCAGGTCGGATAAAGGTCGGCAGCCTATCGGACGCCATTGTCCGCTACTATTCCGACGATGCCTATCAATCTCTGCGTCCGACTACTCAGAAGGTGTATCGGGGCGTCCTGGAACGGTTTCGTAAGGCCTACGGCAACGATCCTATGCGCGACTTCGATGCGCAGCGAATTCAGAAGATCATGAATATGATGCGCGAGAAGCCCGACGCGGCGGCGCGCCTGCGCAAACTGCTTTCGCAGCTATTCACGGTCGCACGGCGCGAGAAGCTGGTGCCTGACACCTTCGACCCGGTGAAAGACACCCGCCCTCCCCGCAAAACCGACACCGGCGGCTATCACCGCTGGAGCGAGGAAGAACTGGCGCAGTTCGAAGCGAAACACCCGCTGGGCACCAAACCTCGCCTGGCCTTCGCATTGCTGCTCTACGGCGCTCAGAGAAGCGGTGACGTTCGTTTTCTCACCCTTAAGGCAATCGAGGGCGGACGTATCCGCTTGAAGCAGTCGAAGACCTCGAATGCAGTCAATGTGCCGATCGTGGAGCCTCTCCGCGAAGCTATTGAAGCAGGACCGGTAGGCAAGCTGCTCGTGATCGAAAACAACCGTGGCACGGCG